GCCGCAGGTAAAGTATAAGCCGGTTGAGCTGCTGCTGTTCCTGCTGATCCTCTAGTACTAACAAATCCGGCTGTACGAATATCCGTATCATCTTTATAACACCATGTATTACCATATTTAGGAATAGTTATTCCTGTTTGACCCGTAACTTTAAAAGTTATGGTATCGGAACCTGTTCTTGTAGTTCCATCAATAATTAAAAAAGGTTTAAGAATATCAGCCGCTCCTCCTGGAGAAGAACCAGATCCTGCTTGATCAGCAATATCTAAAACTCTATTTGAACCTCCAGTAGTTCCAGTTAATTTAATAACCATAGCTCTACCATTATAAGTCCCTGTAGAGTTATCAGGTATAGTTAAAGTTCTATCCGTTGTCATTGCCACTTCAATGTACGTGAACATATCTCTAATGTAATTTAAATTGAGGTTGGTATTATCCCCCCAAGTACCAGCGTTTTCACCAGTAGTCATTAGGTTAAAACCAAATGCATTATAATTTGATGCCATAAATCTCCTAAGCTGCTTTTACTTCCGTATACGTAATATCTGTACCCGTAGATACACTACTATAAGATACAGGCGTCCCTGTGTCAACCTCATTATACGCAAATACTGTAGGTATGCCAGGATTAATAATAGCTCCCACTCCAGTAGGAAATACGTTAGCATTTCCTCTAAAAGCAAGACTACCTAAAGCAGTAGTTAAAGCTTGGCCAGTTACACCATACCCTGAAGATTGTCTTATAATACCAGTAGAAGAAGCTGCTGAAACTCCAGTAGGGAATACATGAGCATCTCCTATTTGAGTAGATTCATTTATACCTGTTGCTCCTACTACTCCTGTAGGGAATACATGAGCATCTCCCCTTAAAGTTAAAGAACCTATAGCTGTGGTAGCACCGGCACCAGTCGCATCTACTTGAGCAGGGCCTTCTACAATTGTATTGCCCATTTCTCCAGTTAATCCTAAACCAGTTAAAGAAATAGTAACGTCTGTTTTTGTTGCTACACTTCCAATAGCACTTTGAGCTGCTACACCAAATGGTACTTCAATATTTTTAGCTAAGTCTACATTGATTGGACCTACAGTCCAGCTCATAGAAAGACCAGTTAAAGAAACAGTAACATTGGTATTAGCCACTGCAGTTCCAATTGCTGTTGTTGCACTAACTCCGGTAACTGGAACATTTTTAACAAGTTCTATTCCAACAGATCCAATAGCGGTAGTAGCACCTACACCTGTTACAGTAGTGATAGCATCATCAGTACCACCCCATACTTGAGACCCCCAAGTATCTCTACCCCATCCAGTTAAATTAAAAGCTGATTCGTTTCCAACAGCAGTAGCTGCAGCCACACCTGTAACGGAAACACTAACGGATCCTTGATCTCCCCAGAGACCATCTCCCCACTTTAACGAGCCCCAAGTGTTCGCCATAAGGAACTACCTCCTTACGATATTCTTAGGATAGCTAATGTATCTGTGAAATTTGGAAATTGAATTGTAAAAGTTCCAGCAGTAGCGGTTTTATCACCACCAAAATCTAAAACACAAACTGCTTTTTTAGATTCTGAGTTATTATAAATTAAAGCTCCTCTAGCTGTAATTGAAGCAGTTAACCAAGAAAGGTTAGTCCAATCAACAATTGCTGTATCGTTTGATAATTTATGAGTTTGTCCAGCAACAGCTAAAAGTTTTCCACCTGCTGAATATCCTGTACCACTTGTTTCACCACCAGTTAAATAATCTGTTGTAGATTTTCCAATTGCAGCACTATTAGTATATAGAGCTAAATAAAATTTATCACCTGATGTTTGAGTAAAATTGTGAGTTGCACTTAAAAGTTGATTTTTAAATGAATTACACACTGCGCTAGTTGTTATTGCCATAATAATCTCCTACTTAATCAGTCCTGCATCAGTTGTTGAAGGAGTGTTTAATGGGATTCTAATAGCTCCACTTGTATAATCACCTCTTCTACGTCTTCCTAATTGTTCAAGACCGAACTTATCTACCTCTTGTTTATATCTATTTTCATAATATGTCAACATATCCATTGGACCTTTTAAAAAGCCATAAGCTTCTATCAAACAAGCATAAAGCATACCATTAGGGAACTTCTGACTTAAGAAAGTCTGAGTATTTCCCGAACTTAATTGAGCAGGCATTATAGAATACTCTACTTCAATAGTATAAGTAGCATCTGGAGAAGGGGCAATTTTATAATAATTAGTATTATTACTCGCTCCTTGACCTGATTGAAACATAGCATAGTATCTAGGTTTCCCGGTATTAGCTACTTCATCTTGAGTATATTCATCTAACAAAGTTTGATCTACCTTTTGAAGATACCACATATCATTATTAGAATCAGTTAATTTAATAGCTCTAATAAAATCTTCATTACCAGGAGTATTATAAGTTCCTTGACCTACAATTAAAGTAGCTGTTTGATATTTTCTTTGAGCATCAGTTGCTACATCTCTATTAATTCTATTTTCAGCGGACATAATAAAATTATCTATAATAGATGAAGTAAAAAGTGAGCTATCTACTTCAGTATAATCTCTAATTGCTGTTGTTAAAGTTGAATATGTATATCCTGCCATTATGCTTTTAAGGTAACTGGTCCTATAGAAACAGTTCCTCCTCCTTGTACATTACCAGTTGTAGCATTAGATCCACTAACTGTAAATTGATAATTATTATAAGTTTGAACATAAGTAGTCCCCCATTGAGAAATAACATGTCCCGCTGCTCTAGAAATTGTAGCTCCATTAATTCCATCAAAATTAGGAATATTAGCATATGTAGCTACTGGATTACTCGTTGTTCCTGTACCTGGTGATACTGTAGGAGGACCATAAAACCTATAGGTATCTCCCATAGTTCTGGAATGTCCTGGTTGATAAACTCTAATTACTGAAGTTCCAGCGGTTGTAGTAAAAAAAGGATTAAATTGTAATAAAGTAGTAGTCTCAAATTCCGTTCTAGCTGGTCTAGCTCTCATTAAAGCTTGAGGATCTCCTCCAGTAACTTTAATTTCTAATTGAGGAGACTTAGGTTCATATTCAGAAATATGGACCCATGCTCCTGTCCATTCTCTCACCATTTCTAAATAAGGAAATGCTTGACCGCTTCTATCTGAAATGGAAAGCGCATATTTCCCTTGGGCAAATCGCGCTGTCATTAGGATACCGCCGGATAATAAGTTTGAGGTGTAATAAATGAACTAGAAGCAGAACCATCTTCAGCTAAGGCTCTCGCTAATTCATCTTCATAGTATAATTTTAATTCTTGTGTTTTTGCAGGATTAATTTTTTGACTTAAATAGAAAGCCAACCCTGAAACTAAACATGGGTAAAATCTATAAGGTACTTCTGGGTGATTAGCATACGGAGTACCTGTTGTTTGAGGGGCTCCTGTATCAGGAAACGCGATTCCTGGATCTTCAATTCTTCTAACATAATAAATATTAAAAAATTTACCGGCTTGTGAAGAACCTGGTGTAATATAAGAAGTTAAAGTAGTTTTATTAATAAATCTTTGAATCCAAAATTGACTTGGAGTTCCTTGAGATTCTTTGTTTGTTAATGCTGCGTAAGTAGATCTATCAATTTTAGTTAATGTAATATCAGATTGATCAGTTGTACCATCATTAGTTCGGTAAGAAGCCGTTAAAATATCTGTAGCATTATAAATAAAAGTACTAGATGCATCTGATCTAGCTGGATTAGTAGTATCTGATCCTCGAGCGGCTGCACTTTTATAAATATCGTAAGTATTCTGTCCGCTATTTATATAAATATTAGTATTGGAAACTGTCCAAAAATGAAGACCTCTATTTCCCCATTCAGAAAATAAAATGTTCAAGGAAAAAAGAGCTGTTTTTAAGTTATAACCCGATGTCAATTGAACTTGACATCTTTCATAAGCCTCTTCAATACATTGTGTTATCGAAGGCTCAAACGCAACTGTTCCTGATGTTGCCATTTATCCTCCTAACCGTAAAAGAATGTAACTTTATTAATAGTTGTTAAGTTGCATTTTCCACTTGTTTCACAACGAAGACCAGTTCCTGGAAACTGCATATATTCTGTTCCAGCACTTGAATCAATAGTGCATAGACTAGTAGAATCATCTAAGATTTCTATAGTGCCTGCACCAGCTGCTCCATTGTAATACACTCCAAGTATTCTACATGGGCCAGCAAAAATAGTTCCAGCTCCAGTTGATGTGACATTGGTACTTTTTATATTTACTGGGTATGTACTCATAATTTTTCTCCTATTCTGCGAGCTCCCGAAGGAGCTCACAAAGTTTATCTATTAAGTACTGAACAGGAAAGTTCCTGCAGTAGCTGTTGTATATTTTGATAGGTCACTTGCAACATTCCAAATACCTTTTTCAAAGCATGTGAAATATAGATAACAACCAGTTGAAAATATATTTGTTGCTGCATTAACAGGTGTGTACGTCATTTTAGTTTCATCTGCGATAGACGTATCAATAGTAACTTCTGAACCAGAAGTAGTTTCAATTTTTGAACCTGTTCTGAATACATCACTACCTGCACAATCAAAGCTAAGTGTAGCAACTGATGCATTCGCTACATCTTTTGATTGAAGATGCACTACAATAGTTCCTACAGTTGCTGCTGGTAATGTTACCGCTTGAGCAGCTGCACCTGTGTAATCATTAATTGTAATTACATTAGCAGTGTAAGTTAAAGTAGCTCCTGTTCCAACCGCAGTAGCTGTTAAGCTAGTTAAATCTGGTTTCATTCCTAGAAACCTTGATGTAACAACTCCTGTGTTAGCTGCTTTATTGATCTGTTGAAATCCTTTTTCGGATCTAACTGGACCATTAAACGTTGTGTTTGCCATAATATTCCTCCTAGAATAT